ATGAGTTTGGCACTTTCAGTATGGGGTGTAAGAGAACCAGTACGCACAGATAGATATTTGGAGAATCAAATTTATCAAAACCGTTTAAATCCACGTTCATTTAAATGATAATAAAAATAAAAGAATCAGAACTCTTCACAAAAGAGCCTAATATCCGTTTCTCGGTTCAATACAAAGTTGAGCCAACTATTTGGACGGAACTATGGAAACGATATAAGTTACTTGGATATTCAATTAATGAATTACGTGAATATTATGAACTCATAACTAAAAAGAAGCTGCATGAAGATAATGATGTGGCAAACTTCTATCTTACTAGATGGATATGGAGGACTGAAGTGTTCTCGATTGCACAACCCGCAATAAAAAAAGGAGCCGAAACAGTTGTTTCAAGTTACTTTGGTGATTATGAATGGGATGTAATAAAAGAATTAACTAAAAACTTAAAAGGTAGTGTGAAGAAAAATACAAATGCATTGCCATAAATAAGGATATTTTAATAATAAGTGTGTAAAATACGGCTCCATTTTGCAATATTACGTATTCTCGTAGTATGCAGACAACTATCTATGCCCAAATTCGGCAGGAACGTGATGAGTTCATGGATAATACTATATCTCCTGTACCAGGCTATTCTTTCAATCAATACGAAACAATTAAACGGTGTCACTTATACCGCAATTCTAAATTCGAAGATGGTTCACAATACTTAGGACGAGATAAACTCTTTTTTAATATTGTCAATCCACCATGTGAAGTTGCCACTAAGATGCTCGATGTTGATACTAAGAACATCAGACTCTGGCCACTCAGTCCAAAATCATACTTTGCTACCTACTTACTTGAAAAAGAACTTAAGGAATGGCTTAAAACTAGTGAGTTTGCCTTGATTTTGAACCAAATTGCAGAAGAAGCACCTATCTATGGCTCTGTAGTTCTAGAAAAGACTGGAAAAGGCGCAAAGGTTGTAGACATTCGTCGCCTTATCAATGACCCTTCAGTAGACCGTATTGAGAACTCACGTTTTATTACCACAGTTCACTATATGACTCCATCTGAGTTGCGTGAAACTGGTTGGGATAACGTAGATATTGCTATTGAACGTTTTGGAAACACTGAAGCAGCACCTTCTTTTGAAGATAAGGATGGAGATATAAATCAAATGCAATCAACGCCTTATATCAAGGTGTATAAACGTTTTGGTGAAGTCCCTGAATATTGGCTTAAAGGTGGTAAATCAGAAAAAATGGTTCGTTCACTCTTTATTGTAGCAGGAGTTGATGAACAATCTAAAAACTCAGAAGGGAAAGTAACTGGAGAACTTGGTGTTACGCTCTTCAGTTCAAAATGGACTAAAGATTATCCATTTAAAGACTTCCATTACACAAAATCAAAAGGCCGTTGGTTGGGTGTTGGAGTTATTGAAATGCTTTTTGATGTTCAAGTTCGAGTTAATGAACTAAAAAACCAGAAACGCTTGTCGATGGAAGTTTCGACTATTCATCTCTTCCAGACCAAAGATAAACAAATCGTACGTAATGTTCTAACCGACCTTCAATCTGGTGATGTTCTTATTTCTCCTAATGGTATTGAGCCTGTTGTAAATGAAGAACGTAACCTTAGTGCATTTAAAGACGAAGAAGATAGCTATGCCCAGCAAGTAGAAAAACTTTCATTTGCCTACGAAGCCGTTCGTGGTGAAACTCCAGCATCTTCTACACCGCTTGGAACAACACAAATAGTTACTGCACAAGCACAGTCTGTATTTGGTTTCAAACGACAAAATCAAACAATTATGCTCCGTGAGTTCTTTAATGAACTAGTCACTCCACAACTGATTAGAGATATGAGCGAAGAACATATCATGCGCTTTACCGGAACTGTTCAGGAACTCATGAAGCTTGACCAAGCATGTGCTGAACTTCATGCTAATGATTTTATTAAACAAAGTATTCTCTCTGGCAAATCTATTAGTCCAGAAGAAGTCGAACTAGAAAAACAGCGAGCTGTTTCTGAGTACCGAAAATTAGGTACAAGTCGTTTCCTAAAGATTAAACGAGACTTCTACAAAGATGCTGAGTATGAGTTTGATTATGTAATTGATAACGAGCAGGTAGACCCATTAAATCAGGCACTTAATCTCAAAGATTTGATTAATGGATTTGACCCAGCACTCTTGCAAGACCCACGCATTAAACTCCTTTATTTCAAATACGCAGAGAAATTAGGTGTTAACCAAGCAGAAATGGACATTGCAGATGAAGAAGCTCAGCAAATGCCACAGTTACAAGTTAATCAATTACAAAATGGTCAAGGAATTACCCAAGGACAAGATAGTCTTGCCACTCCCGTTGGAGCAGGAGCCTGATAGTGAAAAGTTTGGAGAATAATCATGGAGAAACTTAAACAAAAATTCTTTACAGACCCTGATTGGGTGGAAGTTGAAAAAATCCTCATGGACTTCATCAACCCACTGATTGAAATGTCTGATGTTGATGTCACTCAACCAGCAGAACATGTGAAGGCTGAACTCATTGGTAGGCAGTTGCTTCACTCAAGAGTCATAGAGTTTTTGAAACAAACGGGGATAGTAGTAAATCCATCAGCTTACAAGAAAACAACATTTAAGTAATACATAGAGGGCTTTAGTGCATGGCAACCTCATTTAAAAAGCTAGCACATGGGAGACAACCCTTTAAATCACATTAACTATCGCTTAGATGGAAAATGAACAGGAGATTATCGACTCTTCAACCGATACTACTGTCGAAGTAGAACAAATCGACCACTCGCTTGATGCCGAAACGAGAGCGCAGCAACTCGCAGAACAGAACAAAAAACTGTATGCACGAGCAAAAAGGGCAGAAGGTTTTATGCAAGACGCCAATGGAAATTGGGTTAAGAAACAAAGACCTTCAGAGAAGCAGGAAATTATAAGAAAGGAAGAAACTCAAGTAAAGCCACTCGATATATTACGAGACGATGCATTCAAACTTTACCGTGAGGGTTACGACGAGGAAGATATTGACCTTATTCTTAGGAATGGGGGACGAAAGATTCTCGAAGATAAAAATAATCCTCTAACACTTGGTCTACAGGCTAAGAAAGAACAACGGAAAGCAGAAGAGGCATCACGTATGGCTTCAGATTCTGTAGGAATGACTGATGTTGAACGAAAGTGGACACCAGAGCAACTCAGAGAAATGCCTATCGAGGAACTCAAAAAGATTCTTCCACACGCCTAATAGGGCACAAATTAGAAACTAAATGTCAACAACAACCGCAGCTCAAGGAAGTAATCCAGGTCTCACAAATACAATGCAGATTTGGTACGACAAGAACTTTCTTGACCGAGCAAAGAATGAGCTTCGACATGACTTCGGTGCACAGGTACGTTCAGTACCTATGAACTCAGGTAAGACAGTGTACTTTACACGATTCTCACCTTTGGCCGTAGCAACGACAGCATTGTCAGAAGCAGTAAATCCAACAGCAGTCGATATGACTGCAGCAACAGTTTCAGCAACTCTTGCAGACTATGGTGCATACGTAACTGTAGGTTCTCTCTACTCAATGACTTCTATTGAAGAAGGACTCACAGAACACGTTTCAGTTATTGGTCAGCAAGCCGGTGAAACTATCGACACCCTTATCCGAAATGAACTCGTTTCTGCTAACTCATACTCAGGTGCTACAGGAACATTGGTGCAGATTCCAGCAGGTGCTACAGCCCTTTCTACAATTCATACAACAGACACCTTTACCGGTGTAGAAGTTCGTCGAGCAGTACGAACCTTGAAAAATAACAAGGCTCAAAAGTTCGAAAATGGATTGTTCCGTGGAATCATCAACCAGTGGTCAGCTATGGACTTGATGGGTAACTCAGAATGGCTTGATGCACACCGATACACTACAGCAGATGCTATTGAGCGAGGTGTAGTAGGTAAGTTGCATGGAGTAGAATTTGTTGAAACAAACAACCCATACGTTGCACTTTCAGCAGGTTTCTCAACTTCAGCAACAAACGTTGCTAACGTTAACTCTAACTTTATCTTTGGTAAGAACGCATACGGCGTTATTAACCTCGGTTCTATCCGAGCTCCAAAGGTTTATGTTAAGAACCCAGGTGCTAACTCAACAGACAACCCTATCGACCAGTTCTCAACGATTGGTTGGAAGATGCCTTTTGCAGTTAAGACCTTGAACGCTAACTGGATTGTCCACATCCGTTGTGGTGCAACAGATAGCTATAACGCAGGCTAGTTGATTGTTGTCCCCTCTGGTCTCCAATATTCCTTAGGGGACAAATATTGGAAATAATCTTTAGTTGTTTTTAAAAATGAATAAAATATCACAGTTTACTCTCAAAGGACGAGATGTAGAGATGCTATACCAAAATGGTTTTCTCGCTTACTCTTTTGAATTTAATGGCAATCCATATGGCACGAAGGTTAAATTACCTTCAAAAAGTGTTATTGACATTGCTTCGGCTACTTTCCAATTACTCACTAATGCTCTGGAGACTATAGAAGCTCTTGAG